CGAGGCGGCGCCGGCGAACCCCTACAGCCGCGGCAGCGGCGTCGGCTGGGCCCTCTCCGACGAGATCCAGGTGGACGAGTACGCGGCCAAGATGGCCAGCTCGTTCTTCTTCAACCGCGCCCGCGCCGACTTCATCTTCGCCACCGGCCTGGCCGAGGCAGAGAACAAGCGGTTCGAGCGCGACTGGCTGAACAAGACGCGCGGCTACCAGCGCTCGTTCAACCCGTACTTCCTGCACGGCGACGTCGACGACATCCGGAAGCAGATCTTCGAGTTCGAGCACCCGACGATGGAGCAGCTCGTCTACCCCAGCCTGCGCAAGGTGCAGCGCGACATCATCCTCCAGGCGTGGGGTGTTGCCCCGGAGCTCTTCGGCATCGTCGAGAACAGCAACCGGGCGACCATCGAGGGCGCCGAGTACCTCTTCTCGCGCTGGGTGGTGGCGCCGAAGACGGAGCGTCTGCGCGGCGTGCTGCAAAAGCACGTCGCCGTCGAGTTCGACGAGCGCGCGATCGTCCACTACGACAGCCCGGTGATGGAAGACAAGGCGCACATGCTGAACGTGGCGAAGGCGGCGCCGCACTCGCGGCGGGTGAACGAGTGGCGCAGGATGCAGGGCCTCGAGCCGCTGCCGGGGCCCATCGGCGAGTCGTTCCTCCTGCCCCTCAACTCCTACCTGACGACCGACCCGCTCGACCTCACGACGCGGCCGCAGTCGAACCCGGGCGCGGGGCGTCCGCCGGCCGACGCCGGCGCGGAAGACGCCCAGGGGAACGCAGCGTGAGGGTCGTCATCCTCGGCTGTGCCCCGCGGTCCTTCGAGCACCCAGACGACGCGGAGGTCTGGGTCATCAACGGGCCCCGGCTGCCCCAGCGCTGGGACCGGCTCTTCCAGCTCCATGGGATAGACCACATCGAGCATAAGCACGGGGCCGCGTATCTGTACGAGTTGGCCCAAATCCAGCCTCCGAGACGGCTGTACATGACCAGGGACTACAGGGAACCGCTAACCGGACCAGGGTGGTTTCTACCACGCGGGATCCCGGCCGCCGAGGCGCTGCCCATCGGGCGCATCAAGGAGCAGGCCAGCGACTACCTGACCAACTCCTTCCCAATCGCCATCGCCTGGGCGGTCATGGAGGGGGCGACGGAGATCATCCTCGACGGCGTCATGTGGAGCGGCGGTTCGGCGCAGTGGGGCGCCGGCGAGGGCTGGGCGGTGCCCTGCGTCGAGTACCACCTCGGGCGCGCGGCCGCGCTCGGCGTGAAGGTGCGGGTCCCGCCCGGCTGCGGGCTCTTCGCCAACAGCAGCTTCGTCTACGGCTTCGAAGGACCGGGCTCGATATGAGCGGCGACCTGCGCGTCATCCAGCGTGGCCCGCTCGAGGGCATGCCGGGCGGCATCGAGGGGCTCATCTGCGCGGACCCGGATCGGAAGATCGAGCGGATCCTCATCGTGCGCTGCAAGGCCTGCGGCCGCGGTGTCGTCGGCCGCCTGCTCCGCGAGGGCGCGCAGTTCCGGCCCGACGGGGAGCTGTCCCTGGCACACGTCGATACGTGCCCCGTGCTCGTGGCCATGCAGGCCGGCGCCGATGGGGCCGCCCAGTGAGCGTCCTCGCGGTCATCCCTGCGCGCGGGGGCTCGAAGCGGGTGCCCCGGAAGAACCTCCGACCGCTTGGCGGCCGCGCGCTCATCGCCTGGTCCATCCAGGCCGGCCTCGACGCGCGCCTGGTGGACCGCGTGGTGGTCTCCACGGAGGACGCGGAGATCGCCGACGTGGCTCAGGGCTGGGGCGCCGACGTCGTATGGCGGCCGCCCGAGCTGGCCACCGACGAGGCGCTCACGGACCCCGTCCTGCTCCATGCGCTGGAGACCAACCAGGCCGGGATCGTCGTGCTCCTGCAGCCGACCGTGCCGCTCCGCCCCGCCGGCCTGGTGGACCGCTGCATCGAGCGGCTGATGGACACCGGCGCGGACGCCGTGCACACCGTGGAGCGCGCCTCGCATCACTTCGTGTGGTGGGAGGAGGAGGAGTACTCCTCCGGCGGCGGGCCGGTGCGTAGACGGTGGGTGACGCAGTGCCCGCGGCGGCCGCGCCGGCAGGACATGCACGACCGCGAGGTGATGCTGCTCGAGAACGGCTCCGTCACCGCAACCAGGGCGCAGCTGCTCCGCGACACGGGGAGCCGCCTGGGCATCGTGGTCACGGGCGGCCGCGCGGAGTACCGCGGGCGGATCGAATGCGTCGAGACGGAGCGGACCATCGACATCGACACGGAGGCGGACCTGGTCGCGGCGGAAGCGCTGCTCGCGGCCGAAAGGGCGACGGCTTGAGCGTGGAGGACCTCTTCCGACAGCCCGGACCGTTCCGCGTCGCGGAGATCGCGGCCGCGCTTCGCTGCTCCCGCCGATACGTCCACAAGATCATCAAGGCCGGCACGATCAAGGCCGGCCGCGTTGGCCGCGACTTTCGCATCTCCGCGCGCGAGGCGCGCCGCCTGGCGCGCATGGTGTGTCCTGACGCGCACGACGCGCACCGCGTCAACTAACTCCCGCAAATCGCTGGATCTGGCCCGCCACGGGCCCACACTCCGGCCGTGGACGCCCCGACCCGGATGGGCCTGGACGACTGGAAGGCCAAGGCGCAGGCCGGCGAGGCGCCGCCATCCGCGCTGCTGCGCAAGCAGTACGTCCCCGACATCGTCAGGGCGGCCGCCGGCGACTCCCGCAAGATCGACTTCACCATCTCGACGGGCGCGGTAGACCGCGACCGCGACACGCTGAAGGTCGAGGGCTGGCGCCTCGACAACTACCGGAAGAACCCCGTCGTGCTCTGGGCGCACCTCTCCCGCGAGCTCCCGATCGGCCGCGCGGAATCGGTGGGCATCTCCGCGGGCGTGCTGAAGGCCCGCACCGAGTTCGTGCCCGCCGAGGACTATCCCTTCGCCGACACCGTCTACCGGATGCTGCGCGGCGGCTTCCTGCGCTCCGTGTCCGTGGGGTTCATCCCAGACTTCGAAAAGGCCGTCTTCGTCCCGACCCGGGGCGGCTTCGACTTCGGCGGCCAGGAGCTCCTCGAGTTCAGCGTGGTGCCGGTGCCGTCGAACCCCGAGGCCCTGGTGGACGCCAAGGCGGCCGGGATCGACGTCGGCCCCGTGACGAGCTGGTGCGAGCGGTTCCTCGCCCAGGCCGAGCCGGGCTCGATCCTCGTCTCGCGCCAGACCGTGGAGGCCGGCCTGAAGGCTCTGGCCGCGCCCCGGATCGTCGTCCCCGACATCGAGAAGGCGCTCGACTTCGCGCTGGCCATCGGGAAGCGCGGCCGCGTGTTGTCGGCGGCCAACGAGGAGCGCCTCCGCAACGCGCGCAGCTCCGGCGGCGACCTCTGCGCCGCCCTCGACGACGTCCTCGCCCAGGTCGCGGCCGAGGAGGCCCAGGCCGCCGCGGCGCCGGTGCCGAAGGCCGAGGAGCCGTTCCTGATGGTCCTGGTCGATCCCGCGCCGGCGGCGCCGGCCGTGCCGGCCGTGCCCGCCGAGCCCGTCGAGCCGACGTACCTGGTCGACCCGAAGGAGCTGGAGGCCGTCATCACCGCATCCGTCCGTGACACGGTCCACGCCGAGATAAGGCGCGCGGCCGGTCGCCTTGACTGAGGAGAGAGCCATGGAAACTCAGGTCGCCACCCCGCCCCCGGCCGCCCAGCCGGTTCCGCTGGCGGAGCTGGTCAAGAGCGTCGGCGAGATCTCGGCGAAGGCCGCGGCCTCGGCCGTGTCCGAGGCCATGAAGCCGTACCAGGAGAAGCAGAACGGCCTGATGGAACGCTTCCTGGCGAAGGACGGGGGGCCCGTGGCCGTTGGCTTCGACAGCAAGACCCTCGGCGCCTACCCGATCGGCCGCAAGGTCCGGGCGCTGGCCATGGCCGCCCTGGAGAACAAGAGCAGCGACCCGGAGGCCGCCATCCACGCGATCAAGCGAGAGCGCGGCTGGGGACTCTCCGTGGCGGAGCCCACGATCAAGTGGCTCGAGCACGTCAAGACCACGCTGCTCGCCGGCAACGCGTCCGCCGCCGGGGACATGATCATGCCGGAGAACGATCCCGAGTGGATCGAGCTCCTGCGCAACAACGCCGTCGTGCGCGGCATCGGCCGGTCCTTGCCGATGCCGCGCGGCGCCACGTCGCGACGGAAGCAGACCGGCTCCGGGACGGCCTACTACCAGGGCGAGACGGACAAGCTGACCCCGTCGAACCAGACGGTGGGCCGCGAGAACCTCAGCTACAAGAAGCTGACGGCCCTGACGGTGGTCGGCAACGACCTGATCCGCTTCTCCGCCGGCGAGGCCGACCGCTTCGTGCAGGAGGACCTGCTGAAGGTCGCCGGCCTCCGGGAGGACCGGGCCTTCCTGGTCGGCAACCCGCCGGTCGACGCCGGGTCGCCGAAGGGGATCCGCTACTGGACGAAGGCGGCGAACGTCTACGGCTCCGCCGGGACCTCCCTGGCCAACTTCCAGGCCGACCTCACGAAGGCGATCCGGCTGGTGCAGGCGTCCAACGTACCGGCGACCCCCGACAACAGCTACTTCCTGGTGTCGCCCTCGACGTTCTGGACGATGTACGCGCTGGCCACCACCACGGGCGACATGATCTTCGCCCAGATGCTGAGCGGCTCCCAGCCGCGGATCTTCGGGTTCCCGGTGAAGCTCACCACCCAGCTCGAGACCTCGAACAGCTTCATCGGCGCCAACGGCGGGATGATCATCTTCTGCTACGCGCCCGGCCTGGAGATCCACGACTCCTTCCAGCGCACGGTGGCCACCTACGTGGGCGGCGCCTACTACGACCCGGCCCTGGCCGCGGTGGCCTCGGGGATCTCGAACGACGAGACGGTCATCACCGTCATCGCCGAGCACGACTTCCTCCAGGTCTACGACACCGGCGCCTCGGTCATCACCGGCTACGCGACGTAGGACTCGGAAGAGAAAGAGAAGGAGAAGAGTCATGGAGACCCCTTCCAGCCTCGGCGACCTGGGCTTCACGGTCCTGGCCGTCCTGCCGCTCAACACGGCGACCGGGCGGCACTACGTCCGCAACTCCGGCACCGACACCGGCACCGTCGTCACCACGTCCCGCTTCATCGACCTGAAGAAGGCGCTCTACGAGACGGGGCTGACGACCGGCGCCAAGCCGCTCGACGCGACGGTCCACCCGCGCCCGTCCGGCTCGCCGATGTTCCGGTCGCTCAGCCTCGCAATCCCGCTCAAGCTCAACTTCCACGACAGCGGGAGCAACGTCTACATCACCGTGGCGCACAAGACGCGCGCGGCCACGTCCGGCGCCGGCTCGAGCTGGCAGACGCTGCGCAGCGAGACCAAGCGCTACAAGATGGGCACCGACACCGACGCCGTGATGCACACGGGCTTCGTGAGCTCGTGCAACGCCCAGGCGATCCAGCGCTACTACAAGGCCAACATCACCGTCGCCTTCAAGAAGGCCTCGAGCACCGCGGCCAAGGACACCACGACCTCCCAGAGCCCGTTCGTGATCTACAACCCGAGCGTCATCCTCTCGGGCGGGTCGATGGGCCAGAACACCGTCCCGGCCCCGGTCTAGGACCCGCGTGCTCGAAGGAATCACGACTCCGCAGCTGGACGGCCCGGCTGCGGAGTCGTCGTCTTTCCGTCCCGCGGCCATGCCGCCGCCGAAGCGCACCCGCAAGATCGCCATCCTCGGCTTCGGCCGGACGGTGAAGGACTGCCCCTGGAAGGACCAGTCCTGGGAGCTGTGGGCGATGAACGGGTTCTGGCGGGCCGCAACGCCCGACTACGGCATCGACGCGCCGGAAGAGCGTTACTCGCTCTGGTTCGACATGCACAGCGTGGAGTACACCCGTGCCTACGGGAAGGTGGCCGGGTTCGGCGACCAGCAGGAGAAGTGGCTGCAGCAGGAGCACCCCTTCCCCATCCTGATGCTCGACGAGGACCCGGCCTTCCCTTCCGTCCGGGCCTTCCCCATCGACGAGCTCGTCGAGCAGCTCGGCCGCGACTACTTCACCAGTACCGTGGCCTACGCGCTGGCCTTCGCCCTGGCCCAGCCGGACGTTGCCGAGATCGCGCTCTTCGGCATCGACCTGGCGCACGACACCGAGTACGCCGAGCAGCAACCGTGCGCGGCGTACTGGGCCGGGCGGGCCGAGGGAATCGGCATCCGGCTGACGGTTCACCGGGACTCCGCCCTGCTCAAGGGCCGGTACCGCTACGGCTACGAGTGCCAGAACCCGCTGCTGACGCAGCTGCGCGCCGAGATCCTCAAGAACCTCGAGGTCCTCGACAAGCAGATCGCCGATGGCAAGCAGGCCATGGACGAGATCCTCGGCAAGACCCGCACCAACGACGGCGCGAAGCAGTTCGCCCAGGCGGTCCTCGATCGCCTGGACGTGTGGGAGCGAGGGGGGAACATCTGATGCAGCACCTCTACTACGTCAAGCAGGACCTGTACGGCGTTCCCGCCGGCCGGGTGGAACGCTTCGCGCCGAACAAGGCCGGCCAGCTCGTCCTCGAGGGAGCGATCGAGCCCTACGACGAGAAGAAGCACGGCACCGCGCCGGGCGCTCCGGCTTCGGCGACCAAGGAAGCGAAGTCGGCCCACACGAAGTGAGCGATGACCCTCTCGGTAACGACCATCTCGCCGACGAGGCGGTTGACCACCCGTGACCGGGTGAAGGCCGAGCTGGGTATCGCCGTCGGAACCACGACATGGGACTCGCTGTTCGACGACTTGCTCGACCGAGCCGCGGACGCAATCGTCAGCTACTGCAACCGGCCTTTCGCGCGCGAGGTCTACTCCGAAAGCGTGCCCGGCAGCGGCGGG